GAACGAGCCGGGTCCGAGCACGTGTGCGTTCGGCATGGGTGGTCTCCTATTCGGGGTCGGTGTAGGTGAGGACGTAGGCCGACAGGGCTGGCCCCGCCGTTGGCTGGAACGCGGACGGCTCGGCGTCGGTGAAGTCGAGACCGGGTGCGATGGCGGCCATGATCTGGTCGATGCGGTCCCACGCGACCATGTGGTTGTCGAACGGGCCGGCGGTGACGCAGACCTCCCATGTGGCCTCGGTCTGGGTGTAGGTCGGGAAGGTCAGGCGGGGCGGGAGGACGATCACCGCGCCGGTCGGGGCACCCTGGGGAACTTGGGTGCCGTCGAACGTCACGACGACGTCGGCGAGGTCGTCGGGCAGGGCGGCGCGGACCATGTTGGCGATCTGCGCCGCCCGCGCGAGGCGGGGGCCGGTCATGCGAGTCCCCGGAGGTAAGGCCGGAGGATCGCGGCCGCGGTGAGCATCGGGTCACGGGCGAGCCGGATCGGCTGCACGTCGCCGTTCTCGAACCCGGCAACGCCGGAGCGGGACGACTTGCGGTAGTACAGGTCGGAACCCACCTCGAGGATTGCCCGGCGCCGCACCGCCTCGGGGACGGTCTTCCGCTCGGTGGCGGTCTTCCCGATGCGCTGGTCTACGAGCGCCGCCGCTTCCTCGGCCGAGTCCGCCGCGAGCCGCTTGTCCACGTCGCCGACCGCCTGCACGTACTCGGCGAGGGTGACGTGCTGCGGGTCGTCGGCGGACTCGGCCGGGGTTGCGTCGGTCATCGGGTCACGCGCCCGCAGCGGCCGGGTTGGCCTTGACGACGGGGACGAGTCCACCGGGCACCTCGTCGGCGAGGGCCGAGTAGAAGTACACGGAGTACGCCTCGGTGAGGTTGACGATGTTCGAGTCGGTCAGGCGCACGATCGGGCTGTTGTAGGCGCGCAGGGCGAGCTTGTTCACGAACTCGGGGGTGCCGGTGGCCTGCTTGGGGTCGACGCGGACGATGACGCCAGCGAGGTTCCCGCCGAGCGCGGCTGCGGTGACGACGCCGATCGCGTTGACGCCCTCGCCGTACACGACCATCAGCGGGCGACCCGCGGTGTCGGTCATGTTGGCCAGGCCCTTGAACGTGTCCTTGTCGACCAGCAGCGCGTCGAGGCTGAGGCCCTGGTCCTCGTAGATCCCGGCCGCGTCGATGATGCCGCCGACCCAGCCGGTGTACTTGGTCTGGTCAGTGATCGTGACGGTGGTCCGGTTGGCGAGCGTGTCGGCCGCGACCTGCTTCGCGCGGAGGTCGGCGACACCCTTGCGGAGCATGATGTTCTTCCGGCGTCCGGCCTCGATCGCGAGGGCTCGGAGGTTGGTGTCCAGCAGGTTGACGCTGGACCGCTCGATCGCCTGGCGGGAGAGCTTCGTGTAACCACCGACGGTGACGACCGGGGCGTTGCGGGTCTTGACGGTGACCTTGCCGTAGGGCAGGTCGTCGCCCTCGTTCTCCTGCACGTCGACCTTGGTGGTGTTCGTGTTCAGCTGCCCGTACTCGATGGTCTCGCCCTCAGCGGGCAGCGTGCCCGTGGAGAACAGGCCGGACAGGATCGAGTTGTCCTCGATCAGGCGGGTGAGGTCGCCCACCCAGGCCGGGCGCAGCGTGCCGTCGTCGGCGAGCACGCCGCCCTCGTAGGCGCGGGCCAGCAGCCCCTCGTAGGACTCGACCGTGGCGCTGTCGCCGCGGACGAGGGCCTGGAGCACCTGCCCGGCCGAGCGGGTGTCGGCGGGGGCGGTCGCGGTGCGGGTCTCACCGATGCGAGCGGTGAGGGCGTCGAACTGACGGCCGGTCTCGGCGCGCTCCTGCTGGAGAGCGGTGTCGAGGCGGCGCTGGAACTCTTCGGGGTCCACGGGTTCTCCTGTTGGGGTGTTGGGGGCGGTCTGGCGGTGGCGAACGTCGGTGATCGAAGCACCGTCGTAGGCGGGCATGGGGACGAGCGAGACCTCGCCGACGCGGACGGCGACGCGCGTCACGTCGCCGGTCTCGTCGTCAATCTCGGTCGTGATCGGGTAGAAACCGACGGACATGGACCGGACCACGCCGTCGCGCAGCAGCGTGTACGCCTCGTCGCCCAGCGGGGTCTCGGAGATGCGGGCGGTGACTTCCCACCCGGCGTCGGTGTCGCGGTGCGAGATGATCCGGCCGATGGGGTCGGTGTGCCGCCAGTAGAGCAGCGCGTCGTCGGAGTCCTGCACCGAGCCGCGGGCGAACTGCTCGGTGTACGACCCGAACCAATCGCTGATCGAAGCGGGCGAGTCCCACGGGACGGCGATGCCGGTGACGGTGCGCTCGTCGGTGTTGACCGCGCGGACGTGCATCTCGCGGTGGTGCATCTGGGTGTCGTTCGTCGCGGCGCGGCGGTGCATCCGGGGCTCAGGCATTCTCGGTCTCCTGCGGGGTGGCGGCGGGGGCGGTGGTCTTCCGGGCGGTGATCTGCTCGCGCTGGGTGTCAGTGAGCGGGGCCATGCCCTCGTCGGCGCGTACCTCGTCGTCGGTCTTCCACCCGGCATCGAGGGACGACTTGTGCGCCTCGTAGCGGGTCTTCGTGTCGGTGCGCAGCAGGACGTCGATGCTGAACCTGGCGACCTGCCCAAGCGGCGTGACCTCGGTGAACGCCTCTTCCATCTCGCGGAGGACGTTCATCAGCGAGAACCGGACGTACCCAATCCAGTCCTGCTCGACGTTCGCGTAGGTCTGCGAGCCGCCCTGCACCGACGCGAGGAACAGCGACGAGGGGACGCCCATCAGGCGGGCGATCTGGGTCGTGGAGAACTGCTGCGATTCGAGGAACTGAACGTCGGCAGGCTTCAGCCCGAGGTAGTCGTAGCTGAGGCCCTTCCCGAGCACGCGCACGTCGTTGCGGGCGTCCTCCGGGTCGAGTACCGCGCCGGTCTCGGGGTCGCGGCCGTGCCACATACGGCGGTAGGCGCGGGCGTCGTCGCCGTTGAGGTCTTGGTCGCTCTTCAGCACGCCGGACGGGACGCCGCCCTCGCGGAAGAACCCGGACCCGAAATCGCGAGCGTCGAGCGCCCCGGCAATCTCGAATCGGGCGGCCTGGATGGGTCCGAGGCCGAGGTCCATCCCGGGCACGCTGAGGAACTTCAGGTGGTGAATGTCGAGCGTGGTCCAGTCGTTCCGGCCGTCGTAGCTGTACGTCTTCCGGCCGGTCTTCGGATCGGTGTACGGGGCGACCTTGCGGGGGTCGAGCGGGACAAGCTCGACGGGCGCGCCTGCCAGCCGGACGATGCGCCAGTAGGCGTTCCCGTGCAGGTACAGGGCGGCGGTGGTCTCTTCGAGGAAGCGCGATCGCGACATGGACATGCACGGCTTCTGGACCAGCATCGGGGTCTCGGCGACGACCTGTCCGCCGCGCTCGATGTTGACGGACAGTTGCGCGACGGCCGTGGTGTGGATCTGCACGGCGCGGAACACGGTCGAGAGGGTCATGGCGCGATCCGGGGTGACACCCACCGCGTCTGAGCGGGACGCTGGACGGACGCCCTCGGGCATCGTGTCGGCGGCGTTCTCGTCGGCCGAGCGCGCCTCGGTGACGGCAGCACCCGTGCGGAGCAGGGTGGCGGTGCGGGACCAGAACGACGGCATGGCGAGAACGATCGAGGCCGGACCGAGGCGGTGCCAACTTTGAGCGGCCGGACGCGGCTCGGAGCGGCTGCGAGCGGCCGGGAGCGGCCACGAGAAAGCCCCGCCGCGCGGTGTGCACGACGGGGCTCGATCGGGGGCGGCTAGAACAGCTGGCGGCCGACCTTCTTCGGGAGGTGGTCGACGGCCCACGCGGCGAGGGTGCTCGCCTCCAGGGCGCTGATCGAGCCGACGGAAGCGCGCCGTCCCCAGGTCCACGCGCCGTCACCGATCCACCGTCGGGTTGCCAGCTCGGCGGCCGCGTCGAGGGCGGCGTGGGGGCGGTAGCGGAACTTCGGGTGGGGCTCGGTGGTGACCCAGGCCAGGACGTTCGACGCGGCCGCGGTGACGGCGGACGAGGTCAGCGGCACGAGGTCCAGCTTCGCCCGCTCGGCGGCGTCGAACAGCGCCCCGGACGGCCCGACGCGGTCGATCGCGACGGGTGCGCCGAACTCGGTCGACAGCTGTTGGAGGCGTGGGAGCACCCAGTCCGAGCCGGGCGCGTGGCCCTCGGGGACGACGCCCACGATGACGTCGCCCGCGACCCGGACGGCGACGACGATCGTAGCGTCCACATTGTCGACACCGACGGCCGCGCCGAACGCGATCGGCCCGTCCGGCTGCCCGGGGTCGGTGTACGCGGCGCGCTTCCAGGCGTCGAGCGGGATGGTGCGTTCCGTCGCGCCGGTTCGGCGGTTGCCGTAGGCGCGGGCGAACTCGCCCGGTCCGAGGCGCTGGAGGTTGTCAACGAGGGTCTGCATGTCGAACAGGTACCCGTAGCCGGGGTGGGCGGCGGCGACCGCGTCGAGGTCGGTCGGGTCTACGTCCGGGCCTATGCCGTAGTCGATCAGGCAGACGGTCGGGTCGCCCGCTCGGGCGCGCTCCAGGACCGCGTTCAGGAACGTGGAGTCGACGGTGCCCTCGGTTGACTCGATCCACACTTGCGGGCGCTGCCAGGTGACCATCGAGCGGGACCCGGCCGCGCCCGCGATCGCCTGGACGAGCGCCTGGCCGTCGGTCTGGGAGAACGCCCACGCCTCGTCGATCGACGCTCGATCGACCTGTTTCGAGTGCAGGGAATCGACGGTCGGTGGATGCGGG